TTTTTCCACTGGGCGTCCGGTGAAGGCTCCCGTTTCTTTCAGGGTGTCGAGTGTCAGTTTCATTTTCTTTCCTGATATTGTTTGTTGAAAAGCGGGGTTTCAACCCCGCAAGTGATCAGCTACCGGACTGATCTTTCGGAATCCATGCGCCCTGCCCGGAACGCTGGATGGTGGCAGAAGTCTGCACTACAGTGTTTCCCTGAAAGTCGAACGGGAAGTCTGAAACGTATCCCTTGAATACGTACCAGGTTCGATCGGGAGGAAGCACCAGGCCATCTACAGCAGCCGGACCAGTTCCCGCTGTCGGCTCTGATTCGCCATCAGACCAGCCGATAGCAAACGTTACGTCGCTCTGGTCGTTTGACTCTGCCATATTGCTGAGCATCAGGTGGCTGGCGTTTGCTGGATCTGCATTAAGCGTGGCCGTTGCCTGCCCCGGTGTACGCAATCCCTTTTTATATTTTCGGGTGTTACGTTCGCTCAGGCAGGTGTCATCAATCTGATCTGCCGGGCTTCCGCCTGGTGAAAATGCAGTGATGCATTCAATTTCGCTCACGACACCATTCGCGAGCACGTACAACTGTGTGCCTTGAGTCACTACTGACATGGTTATCTCCGGGTATAAAAAAACCGGCTGCGCCGGTGTGTTATGGAAGGTTGTTTTATCGTTTGACGAGCCAGTCGACGTCGAAGGAATAACGGTACTTCATGGTACTGGGTTCCAATTCCTGCGTACCCCACCTGGTGATTATTGCGCTGCCTTCGATCGCATTACGAAGCGCCCGCGCAACCGTGATGACTTCTTTATCTGTGTCAGCGTAAACGTCAATCTGAACAGAAAAGCGGTCTATATCAGGTCGCTGCTTCAGGTAGTTTTGTGGATCACCGTCAATGTTCTGCCAGACCGCATAGGGATAGACAACTTCATCAAAATGCTTGCCGAAGGGGTACAGCCTTACGGGAGATTCTCCCAGCAGGTAGCGAACTTCCTGGCTGGCTGCACAAACTTTAAAAACAGGCGCTATCATGCTTTTGTCCCCTTTTTCACGGCCTGCCTGATCGCACGATCGATAGCCTTTTCCATTTCTTCCGCAAAAACGTTAATGACAGGGCCATCGATACCGTTCATCGCGGGGCGGATGATAGGTCGTGCTGCTGCATGCTCTGTTCCGAATTCAAGCATTCGCCAGTACCAAGTGTCGCCGCCGGGGTTCCCTTTGTCGCCTGCTGTTTTGTAGGTTCCACCGGCTCGCCCCTTTCTGACGTTGGCTTTTGTTTGGGCGTACTGTCGCGCACCACCCATAACGCCAACACGGAACGTCAGGTTACCCGTTCTCCGAAATTCACGACTGCCAAAGCTGGCAACGATATTTTTATAGATGGCCTCTTTGGTCAGGGGGTCATCAACCCTGGCTGCATTACTCCGGGCACGGTCCCTAATTAGGTTCGCGGCTTTACGAAGCGCAAATCGTCCCGCTTTGTTACGGGTGACGTCTGAGACTGCCTCCATTTTCCCAAGGAGGGAATCAAGTCCGGTAAGACTTACCTCTACACCGTCAGCCATCGTTTACCCCTTCTGAGCAGGGAAGCGTGAGATATTCGCGACCACTTTTCGGATCAGGAAGCACGCCCTCGATGTTATATATCCCACCGCGAAACAGGATTCGATTCATCCGGGTAATTCCAGGTCGAAAGCGAATTGTGATACGGGTGGTGATTTCCCCCTGCGATGCCTGGGCTGCAATAAACTCGCGAGCCGACAACGGGGAGACTTCAGCCCATACGGTAGCCACGTCCCGCCAAGTTTTATTTACAGCTCCAGTCTCTGGGTTCTGAACCATCACCGGCTCCTGGATTGTTACCTGGTGACGAAATTTCCCTGCCTGCATTCTACCCCCTGACTTTTTGGCTTAGATACTGAGGTTTCAAATCGTTCAGTGACGTAATTTCAATCCCATCATCTTCAGCCAATGACTGGATAATGACATCGCATAACGCCATATTGGACTCAGCCAGCCGGTTTATCGCGTCCGTCTGCGTCCTCTGCGCTTCTGTCTGTTCGCGTAGCGCTGTTATCAGCTCGTTTACCTGTTGCTCGTTCATAAGCAATTTTCGCCCATTTTTTTATCCACTCGCGCCGTTCTGCGCACCCTGAGCAAGCCATATTTACACCCCGTAAATTCGGTATGGCTGCAGCAAGGCTTCAACTGCAAGCGGGACCTCTGCAACGGTCTGACCGACGGCCACTGATTCTCTGTTGGCATACCAGTGTCCGATCAGCAGTAACATGGCTGCCTTAACATCATCATTCAGTAGAATCGGGTCCGGGTCGTCTGAATAGCCAGGGCTGCTTTCATTCTCATACAGCGTTCGCCTTGTCCATGTCTGGACGTATCGCGCCGCCGCTCCCGTGTATATCTTCAGCAGAGCATCATCGCCGGTAAAATCGGTATCAATGCGGCAGTGCTGTTTCACCACATTTTGATCAAGCATTTGTTTGCCCAGAAAAAAAGCGGCCCGAAGGCCGCAATAGTTATCAGCTACCCGCGCCGGTGCTGAATGAACCGTACACGAACGCCTCAGGGCGTTTCACAGCCAGCGCCAGACGTTCTTCGCAACGGATGGTGATCATGTTTTTCTCGAAGTCGTCGGCGTTCTCCGTGGAGATCACCACGTTCGCATCTTCGCGGTCGAAGATTTGCGCGCCAGCGTTGAATGCACCGGTCAGGAATTTACCCTGGAAGGCTGCCGCTTCCGTTGCAACAACCGGCAGCCCCCACAGAGTCGGGCCAGTCAGTGCAGCCGGGTTAGCCAGGATGTAACGGCCCAGGCTGTCTTTTGTCAGCTCGATCCGCGCCCAGTCAATGAAGTGAAGAACATGACCGGATGCCGGGAAGCGCGCCAGCTGCGCCTGCAACATTGCCAGACGCAGATCATCAATCCCGCTCTGTTGTTCGACAGTGAACGCTGGATTAAACGCCGACGCCTGAGGAACGATGCCATGCAGATGAACGCCGGTACCATCACCAAAGAGAATTTCCTGCTCTTCCGCGTACTTCAGCCCGTAGCGCATTTCGGCATCAACGGTGGACTGCAGCTGTGCGAAGTCATCCAGGATCTGCTTTGAAGCTTTGAACAGGTGGGCGATGGTGCTGACGCCAGTGATTTTTGGCGTGAACTCAATTTCGCTGTATGGTTTCTGCGTATTTTCAGGAACCACTTTCGCGTTGTTGGTGAAGCCCGTCTGCTGCACCCAGAAAATAGCCGGGGAAGAAGTGCGACCAGGCGCAATCAGATCGCGGATAAACAGACGCTGCTTCGGTGCCGTATCAATACCCGGCAGGCGCTGAGGCTCCACAACACCATCAGGAACATCCGCAGAAGTCAAAGCAGCCTTCACAGGGATGCTGATACGTTTGCCACCTTCAACACCGGCAGCAAAGGTTTTCAGCGCCTCAGCAGAGATCACCTGCTGGCCGATTGATTCCACAACATGCTTCGCGTTTGCCAGCGGCATCTGGGCAACATGTTGCTCCAGTTCGCCCATCGCTGCCTTCAGCGTTTTTTCTGCCTCACGCAGGGCGTTGAACTCAGAAGCCATTTTATCGACGGCTGCCTTTGTTTCTTCTGACAGCTTGCCAGACTTCTGCGCTTCTTTGACGGCTTCTTCTGCTTTCGCGTTGAACTTGCCGGTTGCTTCTTCAATGCTGGCCGTGACTTTTTTCAGAATATCGTTTACTTCAGACATAAAGGGTCCTTATTTGACTAACGCCGCCAGGGCGCTTTCAAGTGAATTGATGGTTTCAGGTTTGATGTCTTCGGCAGCGCCCGGCGTACCGTCGTTGGTGGTGACAGCGCCAGGCATGCCACCGGATAAGGCTTTAATGAGTTTTCTGCGCTCAGAGCGCGGGGTGTTGGTCTTGGCCAGCAATGCATCAAGTTTGCGAAGCGCGGCTGCAGGCAATTCGTCGGCGTCGCTGACCGCATCAGCAGAAAGCAGGCTGTCTGCCAGTCCCTTCGCCACAGCATCACTGCCACCGATATAGCTTTCCGCGTCCATCAGCTTCTGCACGGCGGCCATATCAAGGCCGGAGCGCGCCGCGTAGATATCAGCCATAGCGGTATCGAAGGGCTCCAGCGACTGTGCCAGTTCCGCAAAGTCATGGCGATTTCCCATCGCGTATACCCAGCAGTTGTGGATCATCAGGAAGGCACCGCGGCCAATCTGAATATCATCCCCGGCCATCGCAATTATCGAGGCGGCGCTGGCGGCAATGCCCAGCACCTTCACCGTTACACGGCCTTCGTATTCG